TATGCAAATGAACTTGGCAATGGACGAGTAGATGTGAAGCGTCTAGACTCAAATGCAATTGAGAACTACATGATCTTGATTCCTACTAATGTAGAGCATCATGCAGCTAAGATTCTTGACAACATTAACTTTGAAGCAAAGACTTTTATTATTCGCCAAATGGCTGACATGGCAGATATGCAAGGCACGCAGCAGGTGAATATCAATACATATGGACAACTGCTTGACTCTGCATGGATTTTGAAGAAGCAGATGAGTAATGAGATCTCTAATAGCGATATAGATATTATGTACGAACGTTGTAAGTCTGCTGGTGCTTATGGAGCTAAGTTGCTCGGTGCTGGCGGTGGTGGATATATGCTAGCAATCACAGATTCAAAGAGTGCAATCCGCCAAGAATTCTCAGACAGAACATGCCTTGATGTAGGCATCTCACATGAAGGAGCAAGAGTTGTCTATCGAGACTGATATTATATTCGATCACATGGGCCTAATTAATATTGGCTTTGCAAGTATCGATCATGATGAATTTAAAAAAGCCGCAGAGCTTATTTGGATGACAAGCATTTCCAATTATCGGAATAACATCTATACTATTGGTAACGGTGCATCTGCTTCTATTGCTCAGCATTGGGCATGTGACTATACCAAGGGATGTAAGAAAGGTGGACTGCGTCCAAGAGTTATTTCTTTGGCAGCAAATATTCCACTCATGACAGCTATCTCAAATGATATCTCTTATGATGACGTTTACTCGTTCCAGCTCGATGCACTCGGACAAGAAGGTGATGTACTCGTGGCCATTTCTTCGAGTGGCAATTCTCCGAATGTTGTCAAGGCAATTGAAACCGCTAAGTCATTGAAAATGAAGACTATTGCTCTTACAGGATTCGATGGTGGCAAAGCTCGAGAGCTGGCCGATATTTCTTTACACGTAGATATAAATGAGTATGAAGCCGCTGAAGATGTGCACCAAGCGATCATGCATATGATTGCAAAATATATGCGCACAAAAAATAGTGGTTGACATTTTTTTGAAATTGATGTAGATTTAGTCTATAATCAAAGAGGAAAACTATGGCTATCAGTATTAAGACCAAGGCTAAACCAAAGCAAAAGTCTCGTGCAACTATCAAATCGATTGATGATAAGCACTATGGACCAGAACCTATTGTTGTTAGCAACTTTACAGATGCTCTGAATTGGTATAACTACATGGGCAGCGATGACGATGCTCGTGAATGGTTCTTTGACTATATGAAAAAGAACTATACCAAGAGTGATATTGCTTTTATCCGAAAGCTTCCTAAGTGGAAGATCTCTAAGACTCTTGGTAGTGTTGCTCGTATTCTTTCCAATGGTAATGAACTACCAGAAAAGAATGTGGAATACTTTAAGACCAACGTGCAAAATCTCATTCAGGCTGGCAAGCAGGTAGTCGACGAAGTCGAAGAAACAGCTAAGCCAGTTGTTGATATTCAAGCTCGTGTTCGTGATAAGGCCAACATCATTATCACGAATCTTGAAGAAGAAATTGATCTTGTCATGGATGGCAAAGAATTCTCCATGTACAATTTCTGTCAGGCCAAGGAACTTAATCCTCAAATCCTGAATATTGTTTCTGATTACTATCGTCCACAGTGGGATGAGATTCGTTCTAACGATGAACAAGTTCAGGAAGCTTTTGGTAAGCGTCTAAAATTCTGGTTAAATTTTTGGAATAATTTCTTTGCTGACATCGAAAGATACCTAAATAATAAAAAGGTAGTAAAGGTTCGTAAGCCTAAAGAGAAGAAGGTCAAGTCGGCCGTTGATCTGGTAAAGAGCCTAAAGTATCAGAAGGAAGAACCTTCACTGAAAATTGTGTCGGTACATCCGGCAGAAATTATTGGATGTCAACAGCTATGGGTGTACAACACCAAATATCGCAAACTAACTCAGTACCTAGCGGTGGGACCTGCGGGTATTCAAGTCAAGGGAACGACTCTTACTGGATGGGATGTAGAATCCAGTACATCGAAGACTCTACGAAAACCAGAAGAATCCCTGACGGGTCTCTTGTCAGTAGGCAAGGTTGGACTGAGGTCGTTTATGTCAAATATAAAGACAGCGGAAAGCAAGCCTAATGGGCGACTTAATCAAGAATGTATTCTCTTAAGGGTAGTTAAGTGACAGATAACATCGTTCTCTTTCCTGGATTCAAACGAGAATCTCCTCCGCAAACACTAGAAGAAATTGCGGATCAGGTTACACAGAATCGTAAAGAGCATGTTGACGGAGTCATGTCAGATATGGTTCCTGAGTTCATTCAACTGTTTGGGTCTTATGGACTTGACGTAAGTTCTGATGACTACATCAAAGATGTTGCCATGATTATGGAAGCGACTAAGTCTATGATTAGCCGCCAATATCGTCTTGAACATCCTTTTCATAATATGGTTGACAATATTTTTGATTTTAGTTATAATGAAGATAATACAGTTGCATACACGTACAATTTTCCTAACAAAGATGAAGAGTAATATATTATGATTATTGTTGATTTGTCTCAGGTGATGATTTCCAATCTGATGGTTCAGCTTGGAAACCACACAAACACTGAGCTTGAAGAAGATCTTCTTCGCCATATGATTCTAAATTCAATTCGTTCGTATAACCAAAAGTTTAAGAATGAATACGGTGAGATGATTATTGCATGCGATGCTGGTAACAACTGGCGTCGTCAAATCTTTCCTTACTACAAAGCCAATCGCCGTAAGAACCGTGAGAAGTCTGAGCTCAACTGGACTCAGATCTTTGATACGCTCGGCAAGGTTCGTGAGGAACTCAAGGAATACTTCCCTTATCGCGTTATTCAAATTGATGGCGCCGAGGCCGATGATGTCATTGGTACTCTAGTCGAAAAGTTCGGCGATACTTCAGAAAAGATCCTGATCATGTCTGGCGACAAGGACTTTGTCCAGTTGCAGCGTTACATGAATGTCAAGCAGTACGATCCAGTTCAAAAGAAGTGGCGTACCACTAACGATCCTGATCGCTTCATGAAGGAGCATATTATTCGCGGCGACGTGGGTGATGGTGTTCCTAACTTCCTTTCGGCTGACAACACGTTTGTAGTCGGTGCTCGTCAAAAGCCAATTAGCCAAAAGAAACTGGATGAATGGCTTGAGCAAGATCCTCGTGATTTCTGTGATGAGAACATGTTACGCGGTTACCTTCGTAATCAGCAACTTGTTGATTTGAACTTTATTCCAGAAAACCTACGTTCTCAAGTGCTTACTGAGTATGAAGCTCAGGCAGGCAAAGGACGTAGCAAGCTCTTCAATTACTTCATTGAAAAGCGTCTCAAAAACCTCCTCGAAAGTATCAATGAGTTTTAATATGCCAAGACATACAATTGCACAAATTATAGAAGCAGCATCAAAAATCGAAGTCGTAGAAGATCGTGCTCAGTATCTTCGCGACAATGATTCATCAACTCTTCGTTATATTCTTGAACTGGCTCTTGTGCCAGGTGTTGAGTGGGAAATCCCTGAAGGATCTCCACCGTTTAAACCATGTGAGTATCTAGATGTTGAAGGACGACTTCACCAAGAAGCTCGTACTCTCTACATGTACCTGAAAGGAAACCAACCAGGTCTTACACAATTGAAACGTGAAATGCTTTTCATTGGTCTCCTTGAGTCCATTGATAAGCGTGATGCCGATTTATTAATCGCCGTCAAAGACAAGAAACTACCTCGTACTATCTCCACCAAAGTTGTCAACCTCGCATTTCCAGGGTTAATCAATGAGCAAGTCAGTTAAGCGGAATAATAAGTACTATGGCCATGATGATGATCTTTATGAAGACCACCACTACGAAAATCATGGCCAAAAGCTTTTAGAGAAACGAATTCGTTCAGCTCTTCGTTCTCGAACTAAAAGCGGTCTGTTTGATTTAATTGAAGAAGATTATTAATGCCAATCTATGAGTTTAGAGACAAAGAAACTGGGGAAACCTGGGAAGAGTTTCTTTCTATTTCTGGAAAAGACGAATACCTTGTAGCTAATCCACACGCACAGTTGGTTATTGGTGCGCCTGCTTTCATCTCTGGAATTGCAGGCGTTACTCATAAGACTGACAGTGGATTTAACGATCTGTTAAATAGGATTGGCTCCGCAAATCCGGCTTCTCCACTCGCTCAACAATATGGAGACAAAGGCATTAAAGCCACTAAGGTTCGCGAAGCTGTTAACAAAGCTAAAAACAAAAAATAAGGATGATTCGTGACTGAAGCAAGACTTACCAAAAGACAAAAGAGAATTCTACGTCAAAACGGAGAGCAAGATTTGCTGAACAACAAACCTAATTTCAATTCTCCAAATTTTAATTTAAAACGAGTTCATCCACTTACAGACAACCAAAAGAAAACATTTGATGCATTCCATAGTGGCAAGCATCTCATGCTTCATGGCATGGCTGGTACTGGTAAAACTTTTCTTTCAATGTATTTAGCAATCAAAGATTTGATTGGTGGCACGAGCGAACAAGAAAAGATCTATATAGTTCGTTCAGTTGTTCCAACTCGTGACATGGGATTCTTACCAGGATCTCAAAAAGAAAAGATGAAGGTCTATGAAGCTCCGTACTATGCAATTTGCAGTGAGCTCTTTGAGCGTGGAGATGCTTATGACATTCTAAAACAAAAGAATGCTATTGAGTTTATGAGTACCTCATTTGTTCGTGGTACTACATTGAATAATTGTTATGTGATTGTTGATGAAATCAATAACATGACTTTCCATGAACTTGATTCTGTTATCACACGTATCGGTAAGAACTGCCGAGTGATTTTCTGTGGAGACTTCCGTCAGTCCGACTTGAGTCGTGAACAAGAGCGTAATGGCTTAAAAGAGTTCATAAAAGTGATTGACAGATTATCCGATTTTGATTATATTGATTTCTTAGAGGCCGATATTGTGCGCTCTAAACTTGTGAAGGAATACATAATTGCACGCCAAAAGCTTGGACTACAACCGTAAACATTTCGAATTTGATTTGCTAGAGTTTGCAAGTCTAAATCGTATTGATGGTGAAACTGCTCGTCTATACGAGACTCCTACCGGTCAAAGGTATCCATCGGTCACTACCGTTCTCGGTAAGATGTCTGATAAGACTGCGCTCAACGAATGGCGCAAGAGAGTCGGTGATGAGGAAGCCAATAGGGTTTCTGCGCGAGCCGCATCTCGTGGGACGGTTATCCACAACATGTGTGAAAAGTACATTCTTGACGAAGAAATTGATACTTCATTACCTCATAACATGGTAATTTTCCGCCAGATCAAAGGAATTCTTGACGAAAAAGTTGATATGATTCGTGCTACCGAATGCACGCTCTTCAGCCATCATCTCAAGATTGCTGGTACCTGCGACTTAATTGCAGACTATGATGGTAGACTTTCTATCATTGACTACAAGACATCAACAAAGCGTAAGCGTAAAGACTGGATTGAAGGTTACTTCTTACAGTGTAGTCTCTATGCCTATATGCTTTGGGAAATGACTGGCATTGCTGTGAAGGACATTGTTATTGTTATTGGTGTTGATGATGAACTCGACGCCCAGGTCTTTGTAGAAAGACCAGCAAACTATATCGAAAAAGCTGCTGACATGGTCAAAAGCTATCACCAAATGTATGGAAACAAATGATGAATCAATTATGGCAATTTTGGAGAGCTGGAGTTTCTGAACAGCAAATCTCACATATCATTGAAACCGGAGATCTTCAACCAGCGACAACTGCTGGAATAGGCTTCGATGGATCTACTAAGAATATTAATTATCGTTCGAGTGAAATTAGATGGATTCCAACTTCAACCAGTCCAGACATTACGAATCTGTTATGGTACTATGCGCAGGTTGCAAATCGTAATGCATTTGGATTTGATATCACCTATCTAAATGATATTCAATATACCACATACAATGCTACAGAAAATGGCAAGTACGATTGGCATCACGATGCGTTTTGGGCTAACCATACAACCTTTGATCGTAAGATTTCTATAGTAATTCAACTTACAGATCCTAGTGAATATGAAGGTGGTGACTTTGAAATTGATCCGCAATATCCACAGATGCCAAAAGAAGAGATTAGAGAAAAAGGATCTGTTCTAGTATTCCCATCTTTTATCCCTCACCGAGTTACTCCTGTGACAAAAGGTGTTCGTCGCTCTTTGGTATCCTGGATTGAAGGACCAAAGTTTAGGTAAACCATTCTTTATAATCAAAAATAAAAATGCACTCTAGGTTTCTGGGGTGCATTTTTTTATGTACATTATTATCAAAATAAACTATACTAAGAATATAAGGAATGGAGTTTTTCAATGTTTGTTATTTCTCGTACTGATCGCAAAACTGGTACCACTGATTATTATTCTGATCGTACCAATCCTATTAACTGGCGGATTAGTCATGCCAAAAAATTCTCCTGCTCTCATTCTGCCGAACACTACTACAACACTCGTCTTAGTGGTACTATTGGCGCTAAAAAGAAATTTATTTTTAAAATTATTGAAACTGATTGTTGACATTATTTTGAAAATAAACTATACTAAGAATATAAGGAATGAAAGGAAAATATTATGACTCGCTTATATGAATATATTCTTGCTCAAGATGATCCATATGATTTTATCTATGAAGCTCTCGGTGGAACTCATGGTGTTGAAGCCATGAAGACTTGCACTGAAATGTACAGTGATATCTCTGCAGATCACATGCTGCATCCAGATGATGACTTTGAACGCATCATTGAGATTATGGTTGATCACATGGAAGAAGATGTATGAGCAGTTCTATTCTCGT